GAGCGTCGTGAAATACATATTCCTGAATGGGATGTGACGCTCTACTCACGTAACCTCACTCTGGAAAAGAAGGGTCAGTGGCTCAAGCGATCTGACGGTGACACAACAGAGTACATGCTCTATGCAGTCATTTATGGCCTAGAGACTGAGGATGGATCGAATGCGTTCGATGTTGGTAACAAAAAAGAGTTAGCAACAGGCGTAGATCCAGAAGTCGTGACAAGGCTGGCGACATTCGTTCTTGAAACGTCGGGTCCGACCGAAGAGGACCGCGAAAAAAACTAATAGATGCTCAAGGGAAGCACACCGAGGTGTACTTCATGTTTCAGTTGGCTGAACACCTTGGGCAACCTCTTAGTGTCATACTGCAAATGTCAACGGACGAGTATTACCACTGGTTCACTTATCTGCGATTGAAAGCAGAGGAGATTGCACAACATGACACCCGAAATCACAACGCTCCTAAAGTTAGAAACAATAGCCGAAACAGACGGCGCTAAGAAACTTGATACTCAGTTAAAGCAAAATCAACGCACTATAAACAGCGTTACCAAGGATCTGAAGATTCAAGAAGCAATGCTTAAGAATCAAGGTCGGTCCTATCAGTATGTAAAAGCACAAATTGCTGGCGCTACAGATGCTGAGTTAAAGCAAATCCTTGCGATGGAAGAGAACATTCGCAAGATGAAACAGCAAGAAGCTCAAACGAAGAACAATAACAAGACTCTTCGTTTGATGCGTGGTGGCTTTGGTCAAGTAGGTCACCAGATTCAGGACGTGGCGGTACAGCTTCAGGGCGGTACTGATGCCATGATCGTCTTCGGTCAGCAGGGTTCCCAGATAATATCTTTGTTCGGTCCTCAAGGAGCGATGATCGGTGCAATCTTAGCAGTGGGTGCTGCTTTAGCTACTGGCTTGAAAGGTGCCCTCGCAGATAGCACTAAAGATTTAGATGATTTCATCGACAAAACAAGAGAGCAAGCAACTGAGTTAGGAACGCTAACTCAAGCTCAAAAGGATTTCGATGAAGCGGCGAAGCAAGCAAGGATAGCAAAGCTCACTGAAGATCAGACCGAACTTAACGATACTGTTGCTGAAGCGGAAAGAAGGTTAAGCATATTAAACCGTGAGATCAATAAACAAACTGCCGCAATGGCACAGTTTGGTGAGGGAGCGGCTGAAAACGACACCACACTGATTGCCTTAAATAAAGAGTTAGAACGACAAGAACAGAATTTAATAGGCAATAAAAATGAGCTTTCTAACACTACTGGTGCTTTGAGTGAACTCAAAGATGGAACTAATAGTGCTGTTGAGGCAGAGAAAAAACGCATTGAGTCTATAAATGAAATAATTTAAGCATCAGCAGAATAAGCGGCTGCAATCGGCAAGACGGCCAGAGAGCAAGCTATTGCTAAAGCTATGACTGAGAGCGCTAATGAAACGCAGATTGCGGCTATAAATCACATTTACGATCTGATTGAAGCTCGGACAGAAGAAGAAAAGGCCATAAAAGAAGCCGAGAAGGCGGAGAAAAAGCGTCAAGAAACTGTAGATGGCATGATCAAGACTGCCGCCACGCAGGCGAGCACGATTGGTATGACTAAGCGTGAGCTAGATGTCTACAAAGCAACTCTACAAGGTGCATCTGCTCAAGAGATTGCTTCCTTAAATGCTTTACATGACATTATCGATGCAAGAAAAAGTCTTACTGATGAGTTAAAAGCACAGAAAGAGGCACAGAAAGAGCTTAAGAACGAAGAAATAGACGCCTTCACTAATGGCATGAATACTGTTTTAGGTCTTATAGAAGATCCGACACTAGCCGCACGTACTCAAGCTCAAGAGCGTATCAACATCGCTGATGAGATGGTCAATCGTGGCATTCTTAGTGAACAGCAGTACGCTGAAGCTGTACTCAAGATTAATGAGGAACTACACAACAAACTGGGTGTTATCAAAGGCACTAGCGGTCAAGGTCCAGAGCGAACCATTGTAGATATTGGTACTGACTTTGACGCTTTGATGGAAGCGCAAAAGACAGAACTAGACTTAATGCTAGAGCATCAGCAGAAAAAGCTAGATCTGATTACTGAGCATGAACAATCAGTCAACGACGTAAGAGTTGATTACGCGCAGATGCGTAAAGATATTGCTGATGAGACAGCGGCATACGAGCTAAACGCTCAAATGATGACCCAACAGTCAGTGCTTGGAATCATGCAACAACAAGTGAGTCAGCTTGGAGGAATGTTTGACAAGGCTTCTGGTCTAGGCAAGGCATTTTTCGTGGCACAGCAAGCTATGGCGGCGGCTCAAGCTATTATCAGTGGTGAATTAGCGTCAGCGAATATCTTGGCGGCAAACTCTACTATTCCTGGTGGTCTGCCATACGCGATGGGCATGGCTGCAGCGGCAAAAGCCATGGGCTACGCCAGTGCGGCGGCGATCATGGGTCAAACTGTCGCTTCGTTTGAAGGCGGTGGAATGACATTTAATGGAGTTCGATCTGGTGGTATGGACGGCAAGGGCGGTCGTCTTGCTATGGTCCACCCGAACGAAAAGATCACCGATATGGAGAAAGGAAATCACTCAGACCAGCCTGTAAATGTTAATATCAATATCCAAGCAGTAGATGCTAAAGGTATTGATGAGTTGCTGATAAAGCGTCGTGGCGTCATAACCTCGCTAGTTCGCAACTCCTTGAACAACACAGGAGCTAGACTTGGATGAGTGGCACGTACCCATTGAACCCATACTTCGAAAGTGTGAAGTATTCTAAGCGTCACTATAACTTGATGAGTGAGAGCCTAAACGGACGCACACAGGTACGCTCTCTTTCATCGTCACGTAGAGAGTTCACCTTAGTTTATCCGCCGCTAACACGGTCTGAAATGGACACAGTGTTTAACTTCATCGATTCTCAGGAAGGCCCATTAGGTACGTTTAGTATCTCTCTGCCAGATCCTGATTCCCCATCATTTACCTACACTTTAACTGCTCGTCTTGCTAACGACGTGCAAGAGTTTAATCTGGGTGTAGACAACTTATACAGATACGAAGTCGATATTATTGAGGTGTTGTAATGGCTAGAGGATTAACACCTGCTGTCAAAACAGCTCTAGCTACTGATAGTTTCCGACTAGCTACGCTGATTGACATACACTTTTCTACTGTAAGGCGCATCACTGACTTCGGTCAGGATGTGACGTATAACTCTAACGTCTACTCGTCTAGCGGACATATTCTTGAGATAGACAACACCTCTGAAACAGCGGGCCTTCGAGTTAATGGCTTCAACATCACCTTGTCCGGTGTTGATCGAACGTATGTAGATTTATTTCTCGCTAACGACTATGTGAACACAAAGGTCACAATCAATAGAGCGGTCTGCACGATTACAAACAACGTGGTCAGCGTGACAGGTGTCATACCCTTCTTCACGGGCTACATCGTAGGATTCGACATCAAAGACACTGACTCCTCCTCAGAATTGACGTTTGAAGTGGCAAGTCACTGGAAAGATTTTGAGAAGGTAAATTGCAGGCGAACTAATAAAAATTCGCAGCGTAGATATTTTCCGAGTGACAATGGCTTTAACTTCGCTAGTCAGTCGATAACAGATATGAAGTGGGGTAAGAAGTAATGCCGTTTTGGACTGTATTCGCAATTGTACTTAGTGCAGTTTCATTCACTGCCTCTTACGTACAAGCAAAAAAAGCGCAGAAGCGAGCCAAGCGTCTACAGGACGAGATGGCTGGCGTCCTAGTCAACAAAGAGTCAAACATTGAAGCTATCCCCGTAGTCTACGGTGAGCGCCGTGTGGGCGGCGTACGCGTCTACATGACCACATCAGGTGATGATCGTCACGAGTATCTATACGTTGCGCTGGTGGTCTCTGAGGGTCGTGTTGAGTCCATAAGCGATTTAGAGATTGACGAGGTTCCTGCCAGTGATGATCGCTTCCTCGGGCTTGTCAGCTACGATTATGAACTGGGTGACGACGATCAAACTGTAAATACAGTATTAGACGACTCGTTGATAACAGTTGAGGATCAAGATCCTAATTGGGAATATCAGGGAGTCATCGTAACAAACCAAGCCTTTGTTAATAACTTCAGATTGCGTGGTGTGGCTTACGTTGCGATTAGATTGAAATATGATGCAGAGGTGTTCGCTGGTGTACCTGATTTTACCGTCAAGGTAAAAGGGCGACGTGTATACGATCCTCGTAAAGATAGCACTTCGACGCACTACGACTCTAATCTTGGTGTTTCCGATCATCGCGCTACTGACGATAGCACTTGGGATTGGTCAGATAACCCTGCACTTTGTCTGCGTGACTATCTAACAAATGAAAGATTCGGTAAGGGATTAGACGCATCAGATATTGATGATACTGATTTTATGCAAGCAGCAGACGACATAGAGTCGTTTACTGTCACACCTTATTCAGGAGGTCCGACTGACCATAAGTTGTTTAGCCTGAACGCTGTGCTTGATACGAATGAACAGATATTTACTAACGTAGAAAAAATCTTGCTGTCATGTCGTGGATTCTTGCCTTATACCTTCGGCAAGTACGGACTTAAAGTCGATCAGGCTGGCTCGTCAGTCATGACGCTTGGCACTGATAAAATTATTGGCGACATCAACATAGTGGGATCTCGTAAAGAGGATCGATTTAATCAGGTGATCGTAAAGTTTCCTGATGCTAATACGCGGTTCCAGCCGAACAACGTAGCTTGGCCTGATCAATCTAGCAGCAATCCCACGGGTGTCTCAGACGGCAATAGCGGCTATCTCACGGAAGCTGAACTACATGCGCAGTTCCTTACTGAAGACGGTGAGTTACTGATCGATGAGATTGACCTAGAACACTGCACTGATATTTATCAGGCTCGTGACTTAGCTCGCATTTTCTTATGGCGCTCACGTAATGCTCTAAATGTTGCATTTCAAGCTACTTCAGAAGCGATGGAGCTTACTGTTGGTGACGTGGTTTCTATCACGCATCCCACGCCTAATTGGACTGCTAAGAAGTTTCAAGTCGATGAAATGGGCATTAACTACGATGGAACGGTCACGCTTAAGTGTGTTGAGTATGACAGCACTATATATGCGTACGATCCAGCAGTAGAGCAAGAAGATCTGATAGACATTGTTACCGGTGATCCTGGCAACATTCAAGCTCCTACTAATGTCACAGGCACTAATACAGGATCTGCTTTATTAGACGACGGCACATTTCATGCAGTATTAAACGTATCTTGGACAGCAGCACAGGATGCAACCGTTACTGAATACCAAGTTAGATACAAGCTAGATAGCGAAACCCCTTATAAGTATTTGAATACAACAGATACCACGGTACGCATAGAAGGCATGGCTCCTGGCACCTATAACATCGGTGTACGAGCACTGGATGGCTTTGGTGGCAAGTCAGGATTTACTAGTGGCTCTAACGTAAATACAGGTATCGACACCACTATTCCTGGTGACATCACCAACACTAGCGTCACTTCTGGTATTGGTAATCTGGTCGCCTCCTGGGAAAACCCAGATGACGACGATCTCAAGCAAATTCGTGTCTACGTTGCGACTACAAATACAAAGCCAACTGATCCCACGGCTGTGGTTACGGGTGAGTCTTACGCAGTAACTAATGTGGTTGGTGACACTAATGCAGCTCGCACAAGATACTTTTGGCTAGAGGCAGAGGATTACTCCGGCAACGTCGGTAATACGACTGCGTCTTTTAACGGCACAGCTAATCAAGCCTCAGGTGATGATATTGGCGCTGGCGAAGTAGATACAGGCAACATCGCTGATGATGCAGTTGATATTACCAAGATCGCTAACACACTTGAGTCAACTAACTACTCGCAAGGCTCTGCTGGCTGGAAGCTGACCACAGACGGCACTTTTGAGGCTGGGGATGGTGATTTTAGAGGTACGATAAAAGCCACTGTCTTAGACGTAGAGGACGCTAATGTTCACGGCACATTAACGGCAACAAATATATCTGCTGGTATTGTAACGGCAGAGACACTTGCTGCTGATGTGTTCGCAGAGTTTGATGATAGATACGGCGGCAGTGGCGGTTTTTATCGTGCCGATAATGATGAGTTTTTTGACGGATCAGCCACTAAATATGTAACGCTTACTACAGTCACACACGACAGCGCAAAGTCGATTAGATTCCAGTGCAACCTCGTTCACGCGTGGGGGACTACACAAGGCTACGGAGGCACTAACGGACTAAAGCTAAGAGTCACGTTTGAGTACAGTACTAACAATACAACGTGGGCTAAGGTGCCTGGATCAGGTGAGAACAGTAACGATTACTACGAAAGGTCAGCGACTGCGACTATCTACTCTGTAACGTCTGCTTTTGATCTTGCCGCAGATATACGCTACGAGATGACAGGCAGTAGTTTAAGTGACAACACTGCCTACTACTTCCGCGTAAAGATTGAGTATGTGTCAGCAACTAACGCATTTACCTCTGCGGCGGCTGGTTCAGCTAATGGTGTTCCGATCAAATTTAACGTGCAACAGACCGCTGGCCTTACTGCGTCGGCAGGTGATGCTGACACGGTAGACGGCCTACAAGCCAGTCAGTTCTTGCGCTCAGACACCTCAGATACGTTCTCAGGTAATTTGACAGTCACTGGC